AGAACTCTTACATTTGAATTATATTCATTAGATGTTCCAAAGATATCAGACCACGATAGAAGAGTATCCTTATCAAATACTGAACAAGGTATATATGATGTATATGGATTTATTTTAGATGGTCCTGCTCAGTATGAGTTTGATATGAGTTTTACTAACATTGTTCCACTAATAGAAGCCTTCGGAGATAAGGCAAGTGGATGGGTTGCAACTATTAATTTAGAATCAACGGCAAGTGGAATATCTTACTGTAATATACCAACATAATGGATATGGATAATAAAATCTCGTTTATAGGTGGATTTATTTTCACTTCTTTGATGACAGTAAGTTTGAATGATATATTAATGACATCGGTGCTAGGTTTAATAGGGGGGTTCTTTGGTCTTGCGGGTAAAGAACTCTTCTACCAATTAAGGAAACTATGGAGGAAGTAAACAAAGTTTTAAAGAATACTGCACGAGTTTTAGAAGAAGCATTAGTAGATGGTATTCTTCAAGAACGTTTATTGAAAACAGGTGAACTTGCTCGTTCGGTTAAAGTAAACTTTGATGAAAGAACAAGTGAGTTCAGTATTCGTATGGATGATTATGGATACTACCAAGATAGTGGAGTTAGTGGAACGAAAGTTAAACAACCTTCAAACCCAGAATCATTATATGACCCTGGTCAGTTTCGTTCAAAAGTAATTGGAGGTCCATTACCTTTTCCTGTAAGAAAAACAATTGCAGAAAAAGGATTTAGACCAAGACCATTTATCACAACAGCAGTAGAAAGAACCTTGGGTTCTCTACAAGATGAATTATCAGATGCTGGGTTGATAGATATAGATAAAGATATAATAGATATATTTAAGAAAAACGGAGCAAAAGTATAATGGCGATTAATATAAGTTTTGAACCCACCAAGTATAATGTAGCAAATGCACCCATATTGTATAATGTTACCTCATCTTTATATAACCAACCACAATATCAGTATGTGTGTGATTTAAAGAATGGGAGTGGTGAATTGTTAACACGAATAAAACAATACCCTAATCCAAATAGTACTGCTACCTTTGATGTAGCACGTATTGTGAATGATTATTTAGAATGGTCATATGATTACTTTACTATAAGTGGCTCATTTGGTTTAGATAAAACTGATGAGTATAAAGATTTCGAAGTTCTTTTCGGTGAGGAATATGGAACTTCACTAACATCAAATGTAACTCTTTATGATGGAAACGATGTAGCAGGTGACCCATCTATTACAGGTTCTAACTCACCTATAAGTGTCTGGCAAGGAACCGTAGATGTAAACAATGGTGTAGGATGGAATTGGGGAGATGTCTACCCTACATCCTCTGTAACAACTTTAACGAACTATCCTAACTCAGGTCTTTATTCTGAAAGAAAAGATGATAACAGAAATGTTACTATGACTGATTATGGAATCATGGGAATCTATGACCCATCTGATATTGCTCCACCATATACCTACAAACTATATAATAGTAGTAACACCTTGATAACATCTTCTGTATTAGATTTAAGTGATTCAGGTTCAGTTTTAAATTATATACCAACTGGTCCGAAAAACTTATTAAGTATGGGATTCACTCAAGGAGATTTGGATGATACAGTTCGATATGAAATTGAGTATGATACTGATAAGATTGCAAAATATAATTTAGTAGAAGATTGTAATTACGAAAGAGTTAATTTCTTATTTATAAATTCATTTGGAGTTTGGGACCATTATGGTATAAACCTACCGGTTAGAAAAACTACTGATTTAAAAAGAAAAGAAATTACCAAACCATTCATTCAATGGTCTGATACAACTCCTACTTACAATCAGATGAATAGAGGTACAGATTATTACAGAAGTATGACGATGGATAAGTATGTAATCTCTACTCAATTTTTAACTGATGATACTGCATACTTTGTGAAGGATTTGATAGAATCACCAAACGTGTTTATACAGATTAACAATACAAAATTGAAATACGGATTCTCTAATGGAAATGTTGAGTTTGTTCCAATTAATATAACTAACTCATCATATGTTTGGAAAACTAATCCTAAGAACCAAAGAGTATTCCAATACGATATAGAATATAAGTTCTCTAACCAAAGATATAGTATATAATGAACGGATTAATAGTAAGAGTTTTATTTGAAGGAAAGACCTACGATTTAGATGTTGCTGATAATATTCCATTGAGAATAAACATGTCAGCAGTAGAGAACACATCAATAGGTGAATTTTATGGTATAGGTTCTCAAACTTTTACTTTACCCGGCACTAAAAGAAACAATAGGTTCTTTAATCACGCATATCAAATCGGTGTGAGTGATATACCAGGTTTTTACAATACAGTAGATGCATATATCATTAGAGATGGAGAAACTCTCTTACAAGGACAATTACAACTTATAGAAGTTATTACAAGTGAGAAGAATGGATTTACAGAATACAATGTTCAAGTATCTGATTCAGTAATACAATTCAAGGATAGATTGGCATCTAAATTATTAAAAGATGGTGATTGGTCTGAATACGAACACATCATATCTTCTGCTTCTATTGTAGATTCATGGAGTGATAATCTTTTAAGTGGGTCTGTATTTTATCCACTTGTTGATTATGGAACTGATGATGTAACTCAATTTCCAGGTCAACCAAGGATTCAATTAAATAATGATTACAGACCAGGTGATGGATATCCTGCTAATGGTGTAATAAATAATCCTAACTCACCAATGTTAGCAAAACAATTTCTACCAGCAATCAAATTAAAAGATGTGGTAGATGTTATCTTTGAACAAGTAGGATTTACATATACAAGTGAGTTTTTAGATACAGAAGATTTTAACAAATTATATGTTCTACCAAAATCACAAGAAGGATTAGGAGTTGCAGGTTCAAGTGTTAATACTATCCAAATAGTAAAGAGTGATACCCAATTAGTTGCAGGTGTTACACCAAGTGGTGGAGCTTCTACTGCATTGGTTCAATTCAATTCAGAGATATCAGACCCTGGTGATAACTACGATACCTCAACTTATCTATACACTACTCCAATAATTGGGGATTACTCATTTAGTTCTCAAATAACTTTTACTAACCCAGCAACTGCTACTGCTAATGTAAAGGTTACCTTACAATTGTTAAACAATTTTGGTGGAACTGAAACTCTTAATTCAGTAGATTTAACGGTATCAAGTTCTCCTTTACAAACCTTAGAAGGAACTTGGGAATTTGGAAATACTGCAGGTGTAACTTATGGTGTTCAAGTTAAGATAGAACATACAGGTGGTAGTGGAGCATCTAATAACTTAAACATTCTAAATTATAGTAATTACTTTAATGTAAATAAGGCTCCATCTTCAACAGAAGGAGTTACAGTAAATATGTCTCAACAATGGGATGCAACTACTAAATCAATTGATTTTATTCAAGGATTGATTGAACAATTTAACTTGATATTATATCCTGATGCAATTCAAAAGAATTTAATTCACATTGAACCTTTCAATGATTGGGTATCAAGTGGAGAGAAAAAAGATTGGACAGAGTTTTGGAATGTAGCAGAAAAAACTGCATTAGTTCATACTGTTGCAGAACAGCCTAAAGAGATATTGTTAAAGAATGCAGATGATAGTGATAGATTCTCTAAATTATCAGTAGAAACATTCCCAAATTATCAATACGGAACTCAAAGAGTAATTGCAGATAATACTGTATCACAAGGTAATAAATCTATTGGTTCATTCTTTGCACCTGTTATCTTGGGTTCACAAACTGATTCTGCTTCTTTAGATGATGATGATTTACCAACTTATGATTTATATGAAGGTTCTACTTTTGTATTACCTCACTTATATAAGTTTGAAAATAATAAACAAAAATCTTACAAGTTTAAACCACGTATTGGATATAAGAATACTTTAAGTATTCCCAATGGTTCACCTATCTATATTGGAGTACCAGGTGCTTTCCCAATTGAGGTGACAGGTTCTTATTCTACTATTTCTAACTTTTCAGATTTACCTGTAACTGAATCGGTAACAAAAGATTTACATTTTAACAATGAGTATGCTAAGTTAATTCCATTTTCATTTAATCCTGATTATGGTGTTGATAACTTTGCTAATCATTGGCAATTATATATTGATTCCATTTATTGGGAAGGAGCAAGTAAACTAACGTTAGATGTTAAGTTTAATGCTGATGATTACAAGAACATTCAGTTAAATGACCAAGTGTTCATTAAGAATCAAAGATATAGAATAAATAAGATAGAAGGATTTAATGTAACTCATGATGATGTAGCAACCGTAGAATTACTACGATTGTTTCCATCTTATTATGCATTGGATTGTAATTTTGATTTTGAGATTGAGGTAACGAATACACCTACTCCAACACCAACGGAAACGGGTATACCTACTCCTACACCAACAATTACTCCAATTGTACCTACACCTACCCCAACTCCTACACCAACGAGTAGTCCAACCCCTACACCTACTGCTGCAGATGTTAGCGTAAGAGTACTTTGGGATTTAAGATACTCACCTGCTGATATTAATTATGTAGATTTATATTATAATTTAAATAGTTCATCAGGTTCTAATTACAGCATACCTCCTATTATTAGTGAAACTAATTTAACATCGGGTAGTGTTCATGATACATCTGCTACAATAAATGATATAAATACATTAGGATATACTACTTTGAGTTGGTCTTTTGATGTTACATCAAGTATTTTTGATGAAGATTATTACATTCAAGGTACACTTAAAGATAATACTGATTATGAAATAGCATCATTTTTTGGTGATGGTATTGCTATTACTGATTATAATTGGGATGTTAATATGAGTAGTGCAGGAACTCCAGGAGTTGATTATAGTACTCTAACTTGGCGTTTAGAAGTTGTTCCACCACCAGCTCCTACACCTACTCCAACTACGAGTCCAACTGCAACACCAACTCCAACTGCGAGTAGTACCCCAACACCTACTCCAACTACGAGTCCAACTGCAACACCAACTCCAACTCCAACTACGAGTCCAACTGCAACTCCAACTCCTACACCTACTGCAACTGCAGCATTTGGTTATTATGGAACTTCGTGTGATTTCCCTTATGGTGATAGTAAGTTTATTGTATCAACAAATCCATTAAATATGGGTGATGTAGTTAATGTACAATTTGATAATGAGTTTGGTAAGTATGCATGTTATACAATATGTGATACTGCATCAATAGATGACCATTGTCAATATTATGTAATGGGAACTTATTCTAATTGTAGTACTTGTGAAACAGGTATATACAGTACTGATATCTATGGTGTAGCCGGTGGAGGAGGTGGAGGAGCTCTTTACGGTGGAGGTGGAGGAGCTGGTAGTTTCTTTACAGATACTGTTAATTTAACTACTGGTGTTTCTTATTCTATTATAATTGGAGCAGGTGGTGCAATTGCTTCTGATGGAACTAATACTTCAATTACTTCAGGTATCTACACTTTAGATATAGGTGCAGGTGGAGGTGGTGGAACAAATACTTCTGTTGGTAATAATGGTATATTCGGAAGTGATATAAGTGGTAACGGTGGTGGTGGAGCTGGTGGTAGTATTAGTCCAACAGCTGGTGGTACTGGTTATAATGATGGAGGATTTGGTGATAAATCAACAGGTGTATATATCGCTGGTGGTGGTGGTGGAGGTTATAGCTCTGATGGTGATGATTATAATTCAACATCTCCTGTAAAAGGTGGTAATGGTGGTACAGGTGTTATTCACCCAGTATTAGGAAGTGTAGCCGGTGGTGGTGGTGGAGCTTATAGTGGTGTAATTAGTTCAGCATACCAAGGACTTGGTCAAAATGGTGGTGGTAATGGAGCAGTTGATGCCCTTACAAATGGAACTCCTGCTACCATTAATAGTGGTGGTGGTGGAGGTGGAGAACATACCCCTAATTGGACTGGTGGAGCTGGTGGTAGTGGTAAAGTTGTTATCAGATACCTTGGTTCACAAAAAGGTTCAGGTGGAACTGTAACAACCGATGGAACTTACACTTATCATACATTTACATCAAGTGGAACTTATATAGGATAAATTATGGCACATTTCGCACACGTAGTAGATACAATAGTACAACAAGTAATCGTAATTGATAATCAATACGAAGATGAAGGACAAGATTATATTAATAATGTTCTTGGTTTAAATGGAACTTGGATACAAACATCATATAATAATAATATCAGAGCAAATTATGCCGGTATAGGATACACTTATGATGAGGTTAATGATGTATTTTATTCACCTGAACCCTTTGTAAGTTGGATACTAAATGAAGAAACTTGGAAATGGGAAGCACCAATACCATATCCAGAAGATGGTAATACCTATATTTGGGATGAAGATAATTTAGAGTGGATAGAATTTATTAACAGAGAAGAATAAACTATGGCAACAAAAACAGTAAAAGTAACCTTAACCGAAAAGAATGATGCAGGACCATTGTTTGATTTATTCTTTTCAACTAATAGTGGATTATCATTTACCTCATCAGCAGATTCTACTAACTTGTATCTACCTTATGTTGGTGCATCTACTGTTGCTAATGTTGATGAAGATTCTAATGCATATCAATTAAAATCTAAAGGTGTATGTGTAAATTCTGTAAGTGATATTTTACCAACTGCAACACCAACTCCTACACCTACTCCATCTCCAACACCAAGTTGTTTAGTGTATAGAATATACACTAATGGTGTATTTCCACTTGATGATAGTATATGGAGATATCATGATTGTGGTGATGGTAGTGATAAATTTGTAACAGTTAATGAAGCAAATCAACCTGTATTAGTTTGTAGTAGAGATATACCGGTAAATACTGGTGGTACTGATGGGTATTTCCAACCAACAGGTGATACGTGTGTTGCTCCTACACCAACTCCTACACCAACAAGTAGTCCAACTCCATCTCCAACACCATTTGCTGGACCTACTGCAACTCCTACACCTACACCAACTCCAAGTTTTACTTCGTTTGGGTATCATAGTATTACTAAGAGTTTTCCTGACCAATTTAAATGTGTTTGGTCAAGTTCATCACAGGCTTATCAAGCATATGCAATGATTCAGTATCTAACTGGTCAATCATCACCAA